CTCCTTTTTCTGTTGCAGTAGCTCTTCTACCGTACATAGACGCTAAGTCATGTGGTGTACCGTAAGATCTTCCTGATTTAGCTGGATCATTACCTTCTGCTTCTACTTGCGCAACTCTAAAGGTTCTTTTAGCATCTTCTCTAACTAAATCTATCATTTCATTGTACTGATCTTCAGATAAGTTAAATATGTGATCATATATATAATCAGTAGAGAACATTTTAGAGTCTTTCATTTGATTTGCTAAATCTATCTTTTCTTTTAGTAGGGCTACTTTCTCTTGTTCATATACAACAGAAGGATTTGTTAAGTTAATTTCAAAGTTTGTTAAACTCTCTCCTGTAAAGCCTTGTGTGTAGAGGTGTACTAAAGCTATTTTAGTTAATTCTGATTCGATTATCTTTTGTATTCTCTCTACTGTTCTTGCGAATCTTATATCTTCTGCTGCTAATGTAGCTTTCCCGCTTAAGTCTCCTTCATATCCAAAATATGCTTTAGGTATCTTTAAAGCAGCGAACATTTTTGCTTGAAGGTACTGTATATCGTTTGTTCCGTCGTAATCTAGTCCTTTAGTTGTCTCTATTCTCGTAGATGCATCACCTCCTCTTACTGGTACATAAAAGTCCTCCATCATATTCTGCATATTGAACTTTAAGTTATATTGACCTGTTTTAGGGTCAACATACGGTGTCTTTTTCATTGTGTTGATAGTCTTTTGCATAAACTGATCAACTTCTGCTGGAGGAATTGAACCAACGTTTACAAAAAAGGTACGCTTTTCAGGTGCTCTCATTATACGATGTATTAACATCGCGTCTTCCATTAAGGTAAGCTGTTTAAATATCTTTCTTGCTGGTTCTATAAATGATCTACCGTATGGTAGGTAAGCATGATCAGATATTAACCTAAAATGTGCTACTTCGTAGTTATCTAACTTTATAATACTTTCATCTCTATTAGGAATGTAGTTAGGATCTTGTGTCTGAGCCATTCCGTTAGGGTCAATAGTAAAAGAAACTTCTCCAGGTTTGTCTGGTGTTGCTCCTTCATGTCTATTCATATTATAAACTGTATAAGGTAAAACATTGTATACTCCAAATTTTTCTGCTATTTCTAACTTTAAGAAGTAATCGCCATGTTTACACATACCTCTTACCCATGACCAAAGGTTAAACTCTATATTTAAGACATCGTAGAATAAGTTATAAAGCACTCTTTGTAAGTTTTCATCAGAAGATTTAATAGAAAGTACTTCCCCCATATCATTCTTAAGGGTAGCTTCATCTGCTAATATATCTAATGCTGATGCTATGATTGGATCTGTATCCATTGCTTCATAGTCAGAGTACAACTGTACACGTAACGTCTGATAGTTAATGTTGGGGTTAAATAGATTTTTATTATTGTAGATATGTAATCTAGAAAATCTATCTACTAATGAGTTAGTTTCGAAGTTTCCAGTAGTCTGTATTGAGTTAATGTCAGCTACCTTTAGTTCAGTGCCGCCTACATTTCTAATTATGACGTCCGAAGAAAAAAGTCTCTGTAGTCTCCCAAATAGTGATTTATCTGCCATTCAATGAATATTTTGATTCAGTATATATTATAAATAGCACCTTTATAATAACCAGGATATATCTTCTGGTTCTCCGGTGCCGTTATCCATAAGATACGGATTATTTAGTTGGGAACCAACTGATCGCATGATTCCTTTATTTTGTGCGTTTAGATTTTGAAAGGAAGATAGCTGAGCTCTTGCTAAATCCATACCTTGTTGACGTAATCTTAATGCTGTGTCTCTAACGTATAATGCAGTAGCACAGGCAATTAATAAATCATCATTATATCCTGCTTGAGCTTGAGGCTTCCCGTTCTTCCACACAAATACTCTCATTTCTCCTATAAGCCTTTTAGATTGTATTGTTACTCCTCTCTCCCTGATGTATTCTATCATTTTTGCTACCACTAATGGTCTAGTTCTGACAGACATCGTGAATCCCGGTACTAATTTATCTCTTTCAAATTTAGACATATAAGATTCTACTGTTTCCATTTGAGAGGTAGAACTATAATATATGTTACTGTACTGTCTTTCCATTATCTGTTCAATAGTTGCCCAGCCTATGTTTGCGTTTTCTACTACTAATAGCGCTTCATTATATTCTGTTGCTATAGCTACTAAAACATTACCGTAATCTTTAGGAGATAATTTACCTTTATATTCTCCTACCTGAGTTGCTGTTTCTACATCAAATATATGAAATGCTGAATAATCAGCTGAATCCCCTCTGGCTACATCGGCAACAACCATATAAGATTTAGTATAGTCAACTCCCTCCCAGATCCATAAGTTAGTATCTACTCCTCTTTTTTCAAGAGGTTCTTTAAGGTAAGTCTGTTCATAAAATAACATATCATCTGGTTCAAATACTGTATCACCTGATGCTAAGAAATCACAGTCACATTCTTGACCTGCCATTCTAGGGCCTAAATCTCTATCTTGTTGATCTCTCCATGTTTGGTTTCTTTCAGGGTGAACTGTCCAAGGTAGCTTAACTGGTAAGAATGAGTTTTCTCCTGATTCTGCTTTGTCCCATGTTTGGTGAAACCAGTTACCTATTCCGTTAGGAGTTGATAATGCCATACACTGTCCACCTGTTGCTAAGGTCTGTTGTGCTGCTGTAAACGTTTCTTCAATGTTATCAATAAAGGCGGCCTCGTCAATAAGTAATAAGGAAACTGCTTCGGATCTTGCTGCATCCGCATTAGATGATTTAGCTGTAATTTTTGATCCATTCTTTAACCTTAACGATAGTTTATTTTTTTCTACTGCTGTTAGTCGTAACCATTTTGGAAGCTGGTCGTACATAAACATAGTTTTTGAAACTAAATTACGTGCTGTTGCTTGAGTGGTTGCTAATGCTAGTACATTCTTATCTTTATGAAATAACATTAACCATAGAGAGTATCCTGCAGCTAAAGTTGATATACCTAAGTGTCTAGATTTTAAAGTAATAAGAAATTGGTTATCTCTAAATAAATGTAATACCTTACCTTGAAATGGGTAAAGGTTAAATAATATACGGCCCCTAGTAGGATGCTGTATGTAACAGTATTTCTTCATGAAGTACTCCGGATCTTTCGCACACTTGATATACTCCTGTGCTATGATCTTTTTTATGTCTTGTGCCATAACTTATTTTGCTTTACCTACCGATAGCCCTAATTTATCTGAATCATGGTTTGGGCTATTTTTTGTCTTGTGACTAACACTAAAGTTACCGGAATCTAATATATGATACTCTCCTTGAAGAGTTTTTTCATTAAGGAAATACTTTACGTATTTTACTGCAACGTAATTGTTAAATATTTCCGTGAAATTAAAGTCTGGGTTTTTGTTTATCTCTTTAACGAATTCTTTTTCAATTATTATCCTTTCAACATGAGACTGTTCATCTTCAGGTTTTTTCCCTAACTTAGGAAAATGTGGGTAGTCTACTTTATATTTCTTAACTGCTTTTTTAAGGTCGTTACTCCCGAACTTTTCTATAGCAGCAAAGCTTCCTGCGAATACCGAATTGTTAGAAATAATGTTGGTCAGTTCTCTAATCTTAGGAGATACTTCCCCATTTACTCTATCCGCTAACTTTATAACGTCTTCATATTTTACTGTATTTCCAACTGTTTTAGCTGCTTTGGCACTAACTTGTACTTGATCCTCTCCTACATGTAGAATATAATCAATTAATCTATAGTTACCTAGTTTAGGGAAAAATGCAGACTGTGCTTTTATATCTCTACCGTAAAGTAAAGCACCGTGAGGTTCACCAAAGTTCTTATTTACTTCATTAAAGAAACCTCTTGATAGTTCACTGATTTCTTCATCAGAGGGTTTATCTTTACCGTTAATTGAGTAGGTAAGGGCTTTTTTCTGAATCGGTGTTAGTTGTGTGTTGTTGCTAATACCGGAGATTATTTCATTAGATAGCTGTGCAAGTGTAACTTCTTTATCTAAAGATATACCTAGTTCTTGAGGTTTAAGTTGAAAATATTCTCCTGATTTTTCCCCTGTGGGTTTTAGAGTGATAGTTAGACCG